TTCGCCATTTTTTACCATTTTGTTGAATTCTTCTTGAGTTTTTCCCATTGACCTTGCAGCTATGCCAAAAGCACCAGGTATATGTTCACCTAACTGTCTCCTTAATTCTTCCATTGACACAACGCCTTTAGAGGACATCTGTTCAATTGCTAATGAAACCAAATTGAACTGATATGGCATGATGTGCATGACAGTTGAAGTCATTAATAAGGATTTGTAAATGTGCTGAATATCTTCTTCTGGCATTGTAGAAACAGCAGACGCAAAGAACTTAGAATATCCACTTGCAGCATCCAGCATTGGCTGTCTCATATCTTTTGCAGTTTTGTATATCCATTGCATTTGATAAGCTGCGTCTGATGATGATTTTGCTAAAGCTTGAAATCTAACTTGAACAGCAACAAGTTTGTTTGAAACATCTACTAATCTGTTTATCCATTGCACAAGTTCGCTTGCTGCAATGGCTGCAACCAAGTTTCTTATATTAAATAATTTGTCTAATATTGAACCATGTTGCTGAGAATTTCTTCTTAATAAATTTTGTTTCTTTTCTAATTCCCTATTTATTTGCTGATTAGCTCTCAATTCTTCTTTGGCTTGTTTTGCCATATAGTCTTGGGCTAACGAAAATGCCTTTTGTTGTTTTCTCCCCATGTCGGACTGAGGAGAATATGCAGATAGCATGTTTTTTTCGGCTCTTAATTCTGAATTTCTATCAGATAATCTTATTCCAGCTAGTCTTTCTTCTGCCGATTTAGACCATGCTGAAAATCCAGAACTAACAGAAGGGCTTATTCTACCAGATGGATTAACGGCATTAGAAAAAGCACCCAATAGATTATTTAATGATTTGTCGCTAGTTTTTGTTAAGTCTGTTAGTGGCTTCATCCTATCTCTAAATCTATTATTAGAACTAGCACCAATAGCTTTAGAGTAATATACGTCTTGTTTCTTCTGCCATTTCTCTATTCCGCTTCTAACTCTTTGTTCATATCGTAACTGTGATTCATTTTGTTTTTCTTGAATTCCAGCTAATTTTATTCTTATTTTAGATTCTTCGTCAATTACTTTGAGTTTTTGTTTTTGGGCAGATACTTGATTTTTTAATTCTTTAGATACTTTTATAGAGCCATCTTCTATTGTCTTATTAGCTTTTACTGTGGCTTCTGAAACCTTTTTTATGCTTGATGCAAGAGGAGAATTGTTTCCTAATACACCTTTTAGATTATTTAACTTGGCATATATATTATCAAAATATTTAGAAAGTTGCTCTAAATCCCTCAATGCTTTTGAGGAATCTATCTTTATATCACCATACAGAGAAACATCTGACATTTATATACCTATTTATTATTCTGATACATTGGACTCATGTGAACTTGTTGAATTAATGACATATCGCTTAATGCTTCCATTGTTATGCATATGTCTGAATACACCCATTTTTCTTTGATTGTTATATAATCATCTTTTATTGATTCGTTTAAAGATAATATATATATTGGTTGCATCCATTCTGGAATGCTTGACTGTCCAACAATTGTTTTTATTGCTTTTTCTCTTCCAAGGTGTCTTTCAGTTCCAATCCCAGGAATTGGTACTTTTTTATGGCTTTTTTTAAACCTGTTTCTAAATTTAATCTAAAAGCTTCAATGATTATATCTATTATTTCGTCCAAATTATCGAAATCAAAATCTTTTTCAAAATCAAATTTAACAGTTTCATTTACTGAACCATCGTCATTTTTAATTTCTATTTTTACGTTTGATAGAATTGTACAAGTTATATCTTTTATTAATTCAAAATTCTCTTTTATTGTTGCAAAAATATCATATATATTTTCTTTTATCATTTCTTTATTTGAAGCAACAAAGTTAAGCATGGTTAATGCTTTCTCTTTTTCTTCTTCATTGCCATAAAATAAAGTGCAAATCAAAGAACCGATAGGCTTCGCTGAAACAAAACCCATCAGTCCCATAATTCTTAATACCTCAAAACCAGGTATTTTACCTATAATATATGTTTTATTTTCTATTTCTACTTTTCTGTATTTATTTAATGCACTGTTATTTACAGTCATTTATCCACCCTCAATATTTCACGTTTAATATTTATATTAAATCTGTTTTCTTTGATAAATCAGCAACGGTATTAGCAACACCGATTAAAGTAAACTCTAAAGAATTCAATTCACCTTGTATGGTTTCTTTAGGGTAGCCTTGTATTAAACCTGTAAAGTTTCTTACAAAATAGTCTAATGGATGCTTATAAGCAGCATTTATTTGTACCGCTAAAGTTCCAGCTCTTTGTGCTTCAAGAATAGTTGACAAATAAACAGATAGTGGAGTTCCTTTCATTGCTGAAAGAGTTATTGTATGCTTTCTACTATTTTTAGTGGAAAACTCTGCATATTTACCAGTTAAATCTTCTTTTAATGTTACCAAATCAGTTGGTCCATCTATTCCTATTTGGCTTCCTTCTTCCACACCGCTTTGAACAGCATCAAAGTTAGTTGCACCAGGGACGTTAGATGTTATGACTAAAGAAACATCTTTTACGTTATAAAAATTTGTATTGTTTCCCATTTTTTATTCCTTTATTTTTTATTATTAAACAGCCATATCTACATCAACTTCAACTTTATGAATAGCTGAAGAGTATCTTACTTTTACAGTTATTGTTTTAAATATTCTTAAATTTTTATTAGCTGTAGAAATATCTGCAACTTTAGGAATTATAATTTCGTAAGGAATAGTGTTATTTGCTCCCCTTGTATCTTTTTTAACATATGATGCAAGTCTGCCACCAGCTAATTCAATATCTAATATTGTTTTAATTGCAGCTTCTAATTGGTTTCCACCTTCGTCAGTATAAGGAATTTTGTCTCCGTTAGCAGGATTTTTTAATACTAAAGATATTTCTGATTCCAATTGGTCTTTTAAATAATAACCATATCTTTGAACATCTATAAACCTTCCAGAAACAGCAGTTCCTTCAGCAACAATATCTCCAACTTTTGATTCTTGCTGAATGTTACAATATTTACCCTTAAGATTTGTTATGTTGGTTGTGGTTAATCTAGCAACTCCAAGAGTGGTTGAATCAACAGCGGTTATGCCGTTTAATGTCATGAACTTTTGTGTTTCAGAACCAGGTTGTGTTGCTCCCCATCTTGAAGCCAAAGCTGCATCTGCATAAGTTCCTGCAACTGGATTAAATATAGCTTCTGTGTTATGATAATTAGCAGCTCCAAGAACACTGACTATATCAGAAGAGCCACTTCCTTTAACATCAGAATCAGAAGTCTGGAATATATATACTCTATTATTAGCTTCTGCCCATACTGCGTTAGCTGTTATTTCCACACTTGTATTATCTGAATCAACATCAACAAGAATAAACCAATTTGGATTTTCGTCTATGATAGCATTTAAAGAAGTTCCTCTTGCTGTGTCTGCTGCTCTTGCTTGACCAACAATAACTGAAGCTGGAACAATATCTTGAGAAAATATTGCAGAAGCAGCTAAATAAATAGCAGAAGTAGCCCTAAAGTATGTTGCGACATCTGCAAGTGATGTAAATTCCATCGTTCTTACAGGATTACCACTAACCAATCCATCATCTGTAAAATATTTTCCTGCAACGAGAGGCAGTGTAGCATTGTCGGTATATTCAAACTCGTCTAAAATAAGAGGAGTTGAAAAATCTGTTTGTGTAGCAACTGCATCAGAAACAGTTAGTGTTATAGTTAAAAAATCTGACATTTGTTGTCTCCATTTTATGTTATATCTTCATAGTCCACATTTATATTTAAAGTGAATTCATTAGTGTCTAAGTCATAATCAGTATCAATATCCAAATCTGTTTCTACTGATTCTATTGGGAATATTGTTTCAGTCGTGTAAACCAATATGTTAAACTGAATATCTACTTGTGCTTGAGGTAAAAAATCTGTGAAATTAAAATCATTGCTTATTTTTATTTGCCCTGTTTTTCCATATCCTAGATATGCCGTATCTCTTAAATAGTTTATCCATTCTCCATGAATAGAATTTGTTGTTTTTAATATATTTGAAGTGCAACTATCTCCATATATAGTTATTCTTGCACTTAATGTTTTATGATTCTTTATCGTTGAAGTCGTTGCTCCGCTATTTATTTCTTTCCAAGGTGTCCCTTTATTAGATATATTTATAAATTCTATTGTAAAATATTCATCTAAAGAAGGTGTCTTCTTTCCTACATAGAACCCATCTAATGACGTTACTGATTTTATCCAGTATATTAAATGCGATTCAAAAACCTCTATGTTTGTTCCAGTAAAAGCATTAGACATATTATTGTTTTTCCTGTAATAGGGCTAACCCTTCGCTATACACATATTCTTCTTCGTAAGAATTATCAAATTTAGAATAATATCTATCTGTCCACTCAAATACTTCATACGTCTTACTTTGATAAGTAATTAAATCTTTTTCGGTTAAAGCATTCTCTGTTGTTGACTTAATCTTTATAACTCCCTTTAATAAAGAGCCTCTTTTTTCAAAATCTATAAAGTTTTTATCTTTTATATCATTAGCAGAAGGAAATTGTATATTTAATAATTTACTGGAAGAGGTTGGTGTCCTTGCAGTTAATTTGCCGTAATTAGCATTTGTAGAAGGAGTCCCTGTAAAGTCAGCTTCGTCATCTCCAGAATAAGTTGTAACTGTGTAATAAGAAGATACTTTATTAATAGCGTCTTGTATTTTATCTTTTATTACACCCATTATTTACCTATTTCTTGTTTGCTTTCATTCGCATATCTTTTTTAACTTCAAAGTCAATTGCATTATATAATTGTTCTGTTTCTATTAACGGTATATTGTGACCTTTTTTAAACACTGTTATATATTCGTTCAATGGCACTCCGTTAAAGGTTTTTATTGCATCTTGCACTTCG